TATATATATAATAAAATGCGGGTGCGTCTAGGGGTGTACCCGGGGTCAATCTTTTAAAATTAAGGGTTCTACTCTATATTATATCCACCACAGATTAGTGATAATAGAAAGTTACCGGTAACTATTTAATTAATTAATAATTCTTACTAGATAGGTCAGTAATACTGTCGTTTGTTTTAACGCATAAAAAAAAACTGTCGCTGTTTATAAATGGATACCAACTTTCAACACCTAACACATTACATTAGAACATTATAAACTGTAAATATACAACACCTGTTGCAATAATATCACACACAATAAATAATAAATCTTTTTTGTATATGCCTTAATCATGTCATAATTGTATGAAAATCATTGGCTATGTTAAAAAAAACAAATCAACCAAAGGAAACAATGAAAACAAAAAGCTATAATGTAATCACTCAAGCATTAAGTGATATACATGGAACAAAAATAAATAAAGATGATCTTTACAAAAAGAATAATTATTTATTTGTAAATATAAAAAAGCATAACACAATAGAAGTCTTTGACTATCCAGTTAATGAATATTTTGAACCATTAAATCATTTGTTTAATTGGTACAATAAAGACTTTCACGATTTAGTTGATAATGATGTAGATTTTAATCATCAATATTTAAAACTAAAAAAAGAGCCAATAATCAAATATGTAGCTAAAAACAATGCCTAATTATAGCCATATTTATTTATTAACTTTAATCAACTAATGAAAGGAAACTAAAATGTTTTATCACACAATAAAAGAATATAAGTCAGTACGATACAAAGGTTATGACATATTTTTAGAGTTAAAGGCTAATAATATGATGATAGCAAGTTGTCTACATGATGATGACAGGAATAGTTTTACTAATAGATATATGGACTATTCTAAAAAAGAAGTAGTGAGTATGTTAAAAGATAAAATCAACCAAATGAAAGGAAACTAAAATGAAAGTAGAAAACATAACAAGCAACAATGGAAATAAAATAAAAAATCAATTTATAATTACTGATGAAGATAATGGACACACTTATTTTCAATCTTATAATTCAATAATTGTGAAAAAGTATGTAGGTCAAACTCAACAACATACATTTTTAGATCAAAAATATTGGAACTATAGCAACACCACAGGCAAATATAGAAATATATTTTTAGGTGAAAATATAAAAGACACCAAAGCAAAAATAAAATCTGGTGAGTATATCTTAACAGACTTAAACAAATAGAAAGCGAGGAATAAATGAAAATAAATGATGATAGAATAAAAGAATGGATTGATAAATGTCCAGAGCATGACAACGAATTATTACATAGTGACGATAATGGTATAGTTGTTGTCATAAGATTTAACAATGAGCCAGAAAGCGAGGAATAAATGAAAACATATAAAGTTATAGGTGGTTATACAGTTTATGAACAGTATGAAATAAATGTAAAAGCCAAAGACAACAAAGACGCAATTAAAAAAGCTGAAAAAATACCTGTTGAAAAATGGAGTGAATTACAAAATTCAAATGAAAATGGTTTTATAATTGATGATGTATGGGAGGATCAATAAATATGAGTGATGATAGTTATAATAAACTAAATAAAACAATTAAAGACTTCAATGATTATTTGGCAAAAATAAAAAAAGAAGTGGATCTAAATGAACACAGTTTAGCCATACATTATGATTATGATATTGTACCTTTGCCAGATGATATAATTGATGAAGCAAATAGAAAGGAAAAATAAAATGACATATAAATGTTGCGAATGTAAAAGCAATCTTGAATGGGATGAAAATTGTACCATTGAAGAAGGATTAGGATATTATTACTGTTCTAATGATGATTGTATAACAAAAGAAGGTGGTGCAATAAAAGTTTATTATCCAACAAAAGAAATTTGGTATGAATAAACAGAAAGGAAAAATAAAATGATAAATCGTTCAATAATAATTTCGCTTGATAATGTTCATAAAGCCGAACAAGAAACTTTAAAAAAATATCTTGAATATAATTGTTGGGATTGGAAAATTGAAGATATAAACGAGTGCAACGAGCAAAAACTTTATGATGACAATTACATGACACAAGGTCAGCTTCATAAAGCAAATGAAAGGGAAAAATAAAATGATTATAATGAATAGAGTAATTCACAGACGCTATGTATCAGCATTAAAATATATTTTTATTGCTACAAGTTTAATAACAGCTTTAATAATTGTAATATAGAAAGGGAAAAATAAAATGAAGAAAATAAAACTAAAAGAAATATCTAGGCAATTTGTTATTAATGTATTTGATGACAATTTAAGTTTAAGCTATTTTAAACAATCAAATCAAACAGTAGAAGATTTTTTTAAAATGTATAATGTAGAAATTAGAGAACTAGATGAAAACGAAACAATCTATACAGTATAAACAAAATTTTGATGAGCAAGATATAACAAGTGGTTTTATTATGAACCTTATAAAACTTACTCAACAAAATATAAGACTAGGAAAACAAACAACAAACAACAAACAAGAAAGGGAACTAAATGAAAAAAAAGAAACTTGTTAAGAAAAAAACAAAAAAAGAAAGTGAGTTTCAAAAGGGAATGAAAAAACACTTAAAATCAAGATTTTCTGGTTTAAAATTTAAAAATCTTGGTGATGGAATGACAGAAATATCTTTTAACTAATCTTTATTATCAGAGGGTATATCAACTATATCCTCTGATACATCAATCATATCCGATTGATTATCTTCCCATGAAATTTTAATTGATTGATCTGTCTTAACATTTTGTACCTTATTATCTGAATATAAATCTGTTAGCTTGTTAGCAAGGAAGGTAATAAATTTAGTTTTTTCTCTGATCCATAGTATCTGATTAGGATTTTCTATTTCTTGATATTGGAATACTTGTAAGAGTTTATCTATTAAAGTTTGAACACCATTTTTTCTAGCTTCAGTTATCCTCTCGTTCATCTCTGGATTTTTTTTTAAGAAATGATAAAATTTCATCAAGCTGAACTCGTACTGTTTTTCCTCTAGTATTTCTGTAAGAGTTAAACCTCTCGTGAGTTTTTCGCAAATTGTATCGGCTTGGCTCGTTGTTATCAATTCTGACTTTGACTTTGTTGTAATAGTATTCTTTGAGTTGGTCATCTGTATAGTTCCTAAATTGTTGTAGTTTGCTTAATTGTTTTATCCTCGTTTCATCTGTATATTTAGCTTTTTTAAATCCCTTAACATTTTGATAGCCATGATATTTACAGTAATATGTACCATTTGCAAGTTCATAACCTTTCATTTTACAAGGTATCAATTTACCCTCACGTCTACCAGCTCTCGTAAAGCCTTGACAGAATACCTTACGCATTGGTCTACCTACCATATTACTTCTTCGGTCTTCCTTTGTAATCAAGATTATTACGTTTATTAAACGCAACCTTTTCTCTGTATCTCGGATTACTATTTTTCTTAATCTTGGTTAGTTCATTAATTATTTTTTGAGGATGTACATAGGTTGCCTTACTTTCACGATCCAATTCAATTTTCTTTGCTTTGGCTAACTTTATAT